CTGTCATTGTCACGGGTACAGCCGCACTAGGCAGAGGAAACGACCTGCAAAAGCTGAAGTCGTTCCTACAAGACCTGATTACTCTGACAGGCGCATCCCCCACTTCCATTCAACGCATCAAGACCGGCGACCTTATCCGCCGTCTGGCTACAGGCCACGGCATCGAGGTCGAAGGGTTGATCCGTTCGGAAGAAGAAATCGAGGCCCTAATACAACAACAGCAACAGCAATCGCTAATGCAGCAAGGGATTCGAGAAGCCGTGAAAGGGGCGGCACCCGCCGCTGGCAAACAACTCATAGAACAGGGAATAGACTTAGATGGCCTCCAACAGCAGTAGACGTAAAAAGATGGCGGCGCAGCGCCGTAACCAAGCTTCAAAAGCAAGAACCGCAGCAAGAAAAGCTGCGCCTAAGCCGAAGGTTAAACCGAAGGCTCCGCCTAAGCGCAAGTCTACTGTAGCCTCCCGCAATCCCGGTCCCGGTGACCGTCCTGTCCCGAAGAACAAGAAATACAACCGGACAGCTAGCGGCGGCGTGAAACCGAAGGCCGCACCCAAGCCCAAGTCTAAACCGAAGGCTGCGCCTAAGAAACCGACAGCCGCTAAAGCGTCTAGGGCGTCTAGAGCCGCTTCAGCTATGCGCGTCGCAGGTCGGTCGCTTATGGGTAGAGGACTTGGCGGTACTGCGGCGGGCGCGGCGCTCATGGGTGCAAGCTTTGTGCCTGACGTTGTGTCACGCGATACCACTAAGAAACGCACGGCTAACCGTAAGGCTCCTACTAGCAGAAACCGTATGCGGGCTACTGCTCGTAAAGCTACGCCTCCTAAAGACGCTGGAAAAGTCCGCGCTCAGAAAACTCAGGGCAGAAAAGTACCTGTTATCCGCCCTGCATCTGGCCCTACTAAAGTACGTCCAGCGGGCCGCACCAAACTTGATGGTACGGAAACCCGTCAGCGCAAGGCAGGGAACTACGGAGGTAGCTCGACAGGTGCGTCTATGCGACTAGCTGATGTACGCCCCCGTAACATAACCATGTCTAAGAAAACCGGCGCTAAGAAAACTAAAGCCGGAAACTACCCGGTCTATTCCAAGAAATCTTCAGCCGCAAAATCATTTCGATCTGCGTTTGCAGACGCACGTAAGAGCGGAAGAAAGACGTTCACTTGGCAGGGCCGTAAATACACCACCAAAGTGAAAAAGAAATGAGGATGAACTATGGCGGTTACAAAAACCGACGAGAAAAAAATCGAGACTAAACAGCCTGAGTACCCTGATTGGCCGGGTAACGAACTTGCGGAAGACGATGTTGTCTATCGCCTTCCTAAGTCCGGTAACCTGATCCAAAAAGGAGCTAAGGCTGATGGTTGAATCTATCAACACGTTTGAAGGTGAGACGGGAGCAGAAGCTCCAGTAGAAGCAGAAGCCCCCGCACCTTCTGAGACTGTAGAAGAGGCAAGTGCTAATGAAACACCTGAAGCTGTTCTTCCAGAAAAGTTCTCAAGCGTTGAAGACCTTGTCAAAAGCTATAACGAGCTTGAGGCAAAGCTTGGTCAAAGCAGCGAAGAACCTCAAGAACAGCCTGAGCAGCAAGCTGAACAAGCTGAAGACGAAGCTAGAGAAGTGCTGGAACAGCGCGGCCTTGATTTTGATGAAATGTCAGCAGAGTTCGCTAGAGATAGTGCGCTATCTGAAGATAGGTATCAGCAACTTGAAGAAGCTGGTATCCCCCGCAACTTGGTTGACCAGTTTATCGAAGGTCAAAAAGCGGTTGGTCAGCAAATTCAAGAACAAGCTTTCCAAGTCGTAGGCGGGCAAGACAACTACAACAACATGGTGTCTTGGGCGCAAGCCAACATGTCAGAAGGCGAGATCGAGTCCTTTAACAGGGCTGTCGAAGCTGGTGACATGAACGACAAGATGCTGGCTGTTCGTGGCCTATACTCTAGGTTTACCTCAGAGAATGGCTCTTCACCGAATCTAAGACATGGTGCTGCAAACAACGGCGGTGCCACTGATGTCTACGATAGCTGGGCGCAAGTGACGCAAGACATGAGCGACACCCGCTATAAGAACGACCCTGCCTTCAGGGCAGTGGTTGAAGACAGATTAAGCCGCTCAGGCTCTCTGTCTTAACTCGCCTAACCCAACAAGTATCCTTGACCCGATACGTCGGACAATCTTGAGAGAACGGAAAGTAGGCACTCAAACCGGACTAAAGTTTCTTTAGTCTTCCTTCACAACCTTATCTCCAAGAGGTGATTAAATGGCTAACGCCACTGTATCGCGTCTCGGTCAGGTCAACGCTGCGGGTTCTGCCGATGCTTTGTTCCTTAAGGTATGGGCTGGAGAAGTGCTGGAAAGCTTCGAGCAGTACACTGTTACTGCCGACAAGCACATGATCCGTTCCATTGCCAATGGGAAGTCGGCGCAGTTCCCCGTTATGGGCCGTTCGAGCGCAGAGTACCACACGCCGGGTAACGAAATTAACGGCACGGCACTCAACCACAATGAGAAGGTCATCACGATTAACGACCTTCTGATCTCGCACCACTTCATTGCCGAAATTGATGAAGCGAAGAACCACTACGATATTCGCTCCGTCTACACGCAGGAAATGGGTCGCGCACTTGCCTTCCAGATGGACAAGCACGTCCTTCAGATGATGGTCGCGGCAGCGAAAACCACTACGGCTAACGTAGGCGACACCAACTATCCTTCGGGTACGATTGTCACGTCCGCTAACTCTGCCACTGTAGCTAACGATCTTATCGCAGCTATCTTTGACGCAGCCGAGGCCCTCGATGACAACTATGTACCTGCGGAAGATCGGTTCTGCTTCCTCAAGCCGGATGACTACTACATGCTGGCGAACGCCACCAACGCAGTTAACGTCGACTTTAGCGGTCGCGGTTCTATTGCGGACGGTACGGTTGCTAGCATTGCTGGTATCAACCTCATCAAAACGCCTCACCTGCCGACGACGAACGTCACGGGTACTGGCACTGATGCGGGTGGTGCCGGTGGCGCTCAGGTTGCGGACGCCCGTAACACTGTCGCGGTTGTGGCGCATCCGTCCTGCGTTGGTACTGTTAAGCTCATGGACCTTGCCGTCGAGTCGGAATACGACATCCGGCGTCAGGGAACGCTCATGGTCGCGAAGTATGCGATGGGTCATGGCGTTCTGCGTCCTGAAGCTGCTGTTCAGATTCGGACCGCTGCCCCATAAGCCGCTGTCTTAATCTGCTTTTTGTGGCCGGGGGTCTATCCCCCGGTCACTTCCGTTTTAACTAAGGAGCTTGTATTGACCCAGCTTTATAAGACTACAGAGCTTGAAGCGGTCAACATAATGTTGAGCGCAATAGGCGAAGCTCCTGTGTCTTCTCTAGACAACACGTCACTAGAAGACGTTGCCGTTGCTGTTAACATCCTCAACGAAACAGTCGTAGATGTTCAGTCATCTGGCTATCACTTTAACAGAGATTACAACGTAGGCTTACTCCCCGACACTGACGGGCAGATAAACGTAGGCGCTAACGTGGTATCCGTAGATGCGTCCCCCTACGGTTCAACCCAAGAAGTAGACGTAGTGCTGCGAGGCAGCAAACTATACGACCGCGAGAACCAGACATTCGTCTTCTCCGAAACAGTCTACGCTGACCTTATCACTATCCTCGCGTGGGACGACCTCCCCCAAACCGCCCGCCGATACATCACAGTCAAGGCTGCTAGGCGCTACCAAGCGCGTGTGTTCGGCTCAGATACCCTCAACGGGTTCACTGCTCAGGACGAAGCCGATGCACTGGTTGCTATGCAACAAGACGACAGCCGGATATCTGATACAAATTTCCTGAACTCTAACTGGGATGTATATCGTGTACTGTCTAGAAACGGTAGGCGTCGGTACATCTAACGATGCTGGTATCTGACTCTATCCCTTTCATGGTTCAAGGCATTAGCCAACAGCCAGACGAGGTACGTAAGCCCTACCAAGGCGAGATACAAATCAACGCACAAAGCTCTTTGGTAGACGGGCTGAACAAGCGCCCTCCCACAGACCACGTAGCTAAACTACTCACGTCTTCCGCCTCTAACATCGCCTGTCACCTCATTAATAGAGGGCCTACCAACAGGCACATCATCATACACCAGAGCGACGGGACGCTAGCGGGAACCTCGCTAAAGATATTTGATGCAGTAACAGGGACCCAAAGAAATGTAACCAACACGGCTAGCTTGAACTATCTGACAACAAGCAACCCCCGAAGTGACATCAGGTTCTTAACTGTCCTAGACGAAACCTACGTTCTCAACAGGTCTAAGACCGCTGCTATGGGCACGACCACTTCAGCTAACGTGTCGGTCACCGAGAAGCAGCGGTTCTCCGATCTGCCTACAGGGTCAAGTGCGCCAAGTGCGGGCGATAAATTCAAAGTACAAGGGGATGATGAAGACACCTTCAGCACGTTCTTTGTAGAGTACCAAAGCGGTGCTGTTTACCTAGAGACTGTAGCGCCTAACATCGTCATAGACCTTGATAACACTACGCTGCCCCACAAGATCACTCAAACAGGCACGGCCTTTGAGTTTAACGTAATTACCTACGCCAACAGGATTGTAGGCGATACAGAAACTAACGATAACCCTGCGTTCATTGGTAAGACCATCAACGCTATGTTCTTCTTCAAGAACAGGTTCGGGGTGGTAGCAGACCAAGAAGTTGTCTTTTCGGAATCTGGCGAACCAGAGAACTTCTTCAGGACTACAGTCACCACAGTCAAAGATAGTGACCCCGTGCATGTCACTGTGTCCCACACTCGTATCTCTGAGATCGAACACGCTGTCCCGTTTAACGAGCAGCTTATGCTGTTCTCTGCTACGTCCCAGTTCTTCGTAGATAGTAACGGCGCTCTCACCAACCGTACTGTGTCAGTAAGCCCTGCGTCAGACTTCGAAATGGATACAGCCCTAGAACCTATAGGCGCGGGCATTAACGTGTACTTCGCACAGGTGTCGGGGCAGTTCTCTAGGATACGAGAGCTATTCATTGCCACTGACACCAGCACCACAGACGCTGCGGACATAACCGCCCACGTTCCAAAGTACGTGCCTAAGAACATCGTTAAGATGACTGCGTCTTCTTCAGAAGACCTTATGCACATGGTGTCCAGCGACGAACCTAACAGGGTGTACTGCTACAAGTACAACTGGTCAGGTATCGACAAGAACCAGAGTGCTTGGTCGTTCTACGAGTTCGCTAGCACCGACACTATCCTCTGGATAGAGATGGTCGAAAACATCACTTACATGCTGGTAAGCAGAAGTGACGGCGTCTTCCTAGACACTATGGATTACATCGGCGCTGACGATACCAACCTAACGTACAACGCCAAGATTGACAGGAAAGTTTCTCTTACAGGGAGCTACTCGGCAGGGACAGACACTACTACTTGGACCCTGCCCTACCAGATAGCTACCTCAGTTCCGGTCGTCGTTGTGAAAGCACACACGACCGAAGACACTGGTATAACCATAACTAGCGCCCGCCCCACAACTACCACAGTTACAGCAACAGGCGACTTCAGCGGCTTTACGTGTCTCTTGGGTATCGCTTACGAGTTTCAGTACAGGTTCTCAACTCCTTACGTCCGCGAAGCTACTGGCGTCTCCACATCTATTGGCGAAAAGATGGCGGTTACTACAGGCCGGTTGCAGTTACGTAGGTGGTCCGTCACGTACAAAGACACTGGCGCTTTCAACGTAGAGGTAAGCCCCAATGGACGTGGCGTGAAGACCTACGAGTTTACTTCCAAGCGCGTAAACCTGACTAGCTCCGCTATCGAGCGCGTCGATCTAGAGTCCGGCACTTTCAGGTTCCCCGTGATAGCTAGAAACACGCAGGTCACTGTAGACGTTAAGTCAACCTCACACCTTCCTGTGACCCTTGTGCAGGCGGAATGGGAGGGTAACTACAACACGCAGACTAGGCGTCTGTAGCTGACTAAAGTTACTTTAGTATGCCGAAGATAGTTGTGCCTGATCTAGACATCTACGTCAGGCCCGCAGAAAACGCTGACAGTAGTGTTTTAACACCGCGTCTTAGAGACAGTGACGTGCTTGAACTAGCGGCCACATTCGGCCCCGGCGTGTCTACGAAAGAAGCTATAGACTTCTCCATCGAAAGGTCCAGTGAGGTTTACTCAATGGTTCTTGACGGGGATGTAGAGGCGCTGTGGGGAGTGGCCGATTGTCCTCAAGATGAGTATGCGGGCATACCTTGGTTAGTCGGCAGTGACAGTATCAATGAAGTTGGAAAGGTCATAGCTAGGTATAGCAAAGGGTGGGTTGAACACCTGATGCGTAACTACACCTTCCTATACAACTTCGTCCATGTACCGCACTGGCAGTCACAGAAGTGGCTACAGCTATGCGGGTTCACCATCCTCGAAGAACACAGCTATGGGTTCAATGGAGAGGATTTTTACTTATTTACGAAAGGAGCAATGCCAGATGTGTGGTGTAGCTGAAGCTATGATTATAACGTCAGTTATAAGTTCTGTTGCTTCTTATGCTGGAGCGCAGCAGCAAGCAAGCGCAGAAGCTGACGCGCAGCGCCGAATGGATCAGGCAGCTTACGATAACTACCAGTTCAACCTTAAACAGACAGCAAGAAGGCGGGACGAGGTAAAAGCTGAAGGCGCTCAAAAGAATATGCAAGCTACTATTGAACGAGCGCAGGTCGAAGGTAAGACCCGTGTTGCATCAGGCGAATCCGGCCTCGGTCAGTTCGGGCTGGCTGGAGGCGCAGTCGATGACGTATTTGGAGACATAGCGTTTCAGTCCGCTGTCGGTCGCTCACGTGTTGCTCAAGCTGTGGGTAACAGGATCGATGATCTGTACGCACAGGATGAGGCTTCGTACCTCAACTACAAAGCTAAGAACGCTTCCTTCCAGCCGATTATGGCCCCCGGCATTGGCAACCTGATGATCGACATCGCTAGCGCGGGCGCTGACTACGGACAGAACCCAAATCGTCAGTTCTTCAAAAGCACAGGACCAAGCGGGATGATGGGGTCAGGAACATCGCAGATGGGCGGAACATGGCAGGGGAACTTCTAAATGGCACTAGGTGACGCACGTTCTACAGGACGCCGTAGAACTAGGGGTATCAACAGGGAACAGACACAGATTAGATCAGGCGGTCTTGATCCTGTATCTGTCCAAGCCGCTACACCTAAGCAGCTTCTCACGCCTAACATACAAGTCCCTGAGTCCAACGCTATAAAGCTAGCCGAGTCTCTGTCTGGCATGAGCAAGAAGCTACAGGCGTACCAAGACAGAAACCAAAAGAGGTTTGCCTCTGAAGCTGAACTGGCTTCTCAGGCTATCGTTGATAGAGAGCTAGCGGCGGGCAAGTCCCTTGAAGAGATCAGGGCAGGTTTCGCTAACAACGAATACCCTGAGCTAAAGACGCAGCTATCCTACGATGTCTTCAACGCAGTGTGGGGTCAGCGGCAGGCAATCGAGTACTTCGAGGACAAGGACGGCGAAGGCTACCAGAAGGTTGAGGATTGGATGAAAAGGTATGAGGCTGCGCCCTACCACGAACGCCAAGAGATGGACATCGAGCCTTTCATAGCCACCCTCAAAGACAACTTCAGAAATATGGTGGGCGACAATCCCAAGCTGCTAGCCGGGGCAATGACCCGCATCGGCAAGTGGAGTACAGAAACCCGTAACGAACTCAATAAAAAGACAGGCTTACTGGACGAAGCAGACAAGACTAACACCGCTTCTAAAAACCTGCTTACGCACCTGAAAGACAGTCTCCAATACAATGTTATGGCTGTGGGCGTTGAGGGTGAGGACGGTCCGAATATGTCTTACCAAGATTGGGCAGAGACAGTACCGGACCAGATCGAAGTCTTTTTCCAGTCGTACTCCCGCAACGTGAATTGGTCTAGAGCTAACATCACCAAGGCTAAGTTCGCTGTTATTGAAGACCTGCTTATTGACGCTCAGACAAAAGGCGGTCCTCAAGAAAAGCTGTTGGCACTGGACATAGCCGAAAAGATACTGATGGCTAAACCCAACGATCAACTCCCTAACATGCTGAAGAACAACGGCCTGTATAATACTGAAACTGGAGGTCAGACATCAGTTAGAAACGAGGCTCAGAACAAGCTTACACAAATACAGAAACTTCGAAACGGCCTGCAAGAGGGTATTAACCTTGATGCTGTTAAGCAACAATTCAGGGATGCGGTACTAAGCACAGGCACTGAAGTTCCTCGTATTCTTGTAGGCCAAGAAAACAGCGACATTCAGGGAACTGGGAAAAGCCGTAGCTACTTTATAAACGACGCTATCCAAAACGCTGTTAACGAGTACAAATCTAGGTTTGGAGACGACACACCTCAGTACTTTACCGCGATCTCTAATCTGGCAGAGCGTTTCAATAACATCCCTAACATGCCTCAGATCAATGAGCTTCAGACCCAGATACAGGAAGCTACAATGGGTATCAAAGAGGCCGTAAAGCAGTTCAAAGAAACTGGCGCTAAAGACCAGTTCACTACCGATAAAATGACCCAGATAAACCAAGCTTATAAGTTCTACCATGCTTTGAAGACGGCTGGGAAGACGGGCGTAATGAATCGATACTTCCCGGACAACAGCGACACCCGCCGGATGTTCGAGACTCTGGACAGCTACCAGCAAACGGGCATGACAAGCGGTGGTCAGGTAACAAAGATAGAACCCGAAACCGTAGCGGCAGCAACGGCTGCACTATCCAACCCAGCCGCAAGACTGACAAACGAAGACCTCGCTATGTACAGGACTGAGATTGTCGAAGACCTTGATGGGTGGTGGTCTGATTGGCTAGGCATAGGGAACAAAGACTTAGACGAAGCATCTCTTAGCCCCCAGCAACGAGGGTTCTTAAACAGGCGGATTGAAATGTCATATCGTCGCCTGTCTGCGCGTCAGTTTGGTAGCGCATCAGAGCTAGCGTCGGCAATAGCAGATGATGTCCTCCGTGACACCACAGTACTCTTCTTAGACCCTAAAGGTCTTTTCAACAGTAAAGAGGTGTTTATACAGGCTAGTAAAGGACACCCTCTTCACCACGATCATCCTTACAGAGACAAAGCTCAGGACGCTGTGAATGAGTTGATTAACGGCTTATCTGATGATTATTTGAAAAAAGAGTTTTTAGACAGGGATGACATAGGTATCGCTCAGGTTCCTGATGACCCTACTCTTTTCTTCTTACAGGACTCTTCCGGTAAAGCTATTCCACATCCCGATAACCCAAACGCAAACGTGATATTCAGGATAGACGGTACAGGTTTGTTGCAACGCGAAATTAGGAGCTTGTTACAGAAATAATGGCTAGCGCAGTCGATAATCTCACTGAAGAGCCTACGTTCGACAACAAAGACAACAAGCCTACAGACGCAGATGTAAACGCTGCGTTCATGCAGCCGGTCCCTACACAGGAACAAAGGCTGACAGAAGCTGTAGCCCCACGGCCAGAAATAGAGCCTACGATAGACGAAACGCCTTGGCATTTGATGGGGCGTATTGCGGAAGAAGATTGGGCGCTGCAAAACCTAGCAAGGTACTTAGGTCGCGAAGATCACCTGCCTGACCCCAACTTCGTCATCACCCCGGAAATGTACGAAAAGGCGTCGTCTGACGGGGTACGGCTAACAAACCTCGATGAGCTACAGAGTTCCGTCAGTCAGGCTGAGTGGGACGAAACTGTTGCCCACATTCTGCAAGAGCAAGAACTCGATGACGAGATAGCCAAGTATGGCTGGCGCGGCGCAGGTCTACGTATAGGTACGAGCTTCATGGACCCCGGTGTCTGGGGCCTTGCCGTTGCTACTGGCGGTCTTGGGTTGTTTGGCAAAGCTGCACAGGTTGGCCGCGCTGCGTACATGGCAAGGTTCGCTGGAGTTACCACAGCGGAAGCTGCCCTTATAGAAGCCGCCATGATGTCCGATAAGGTTACATGGGAGACAGAGGACTCCTTAGCATCAGTAGCCATGTCCTTTGGCGTCGGCGCTAGCATGGGGGCGCTCTTCTCGCGGCCAATGCGTAACCTTGAAAAGAACCTAGAAGCTAGGGCTTTCGAAGACGCTGCGGAAAAGTCTGGGGTTGTTCTGTCCCCGTCAGCAAGGACAAAGCTTGAAGGGGAACGGGAGCTAGTCAATTACGACCCTCTGGCCCCTAACAGCGACATAGCCCCTGCGGCCATGACGCATATGACAGTTAAGGTTCCGTTCGGACCCTCGTACAAAATACCAATCCGGTTCGACATGATGGCGGCGATTACAACCTCCCCCGTCGAATCCATACGAAAACTTAGCAACATTGCTCAGAACGTGGTCGGCGATACCAGAGGCGGTAAAATCATTCCTATGTCAGCGACTGAAGCTGGCACTGTTATGTACCGCAGGTACTCTACAGAGTTCATGCAGGTCCACTTCAAAGCTTTGAAAGAGTTTCGCAAAGAGCTTTCTACAGGGTCGAATGGCAAGATTACATCTGAAGTATTTGACGAGTTAGTAGAACGCGCAGTCCGTAGAGACGACGCCTTTATAGAAAATATCCCTGACCTGTCTGCTGCTCAGAAAGCCGCTGTTCGCCGCGCAAGGGACGCATACAGGCAGGTCATGTCAAAGATGGTCCGCGAAATGCAAGCTGCCGGTGTAAAGGACGCTGACAAGATTGCAGAAAATGCGTTTTACGTTCCCCGTCGCATACGACCCTCTGTTATTAGGCAGTGGAAAGAAACTCTCGGAGAAGATGGGGTAGTAGATTTTATCGCTTCAGCGTACAGGTCTGGTTCAAAGCAGCCAATTACGCGGGCGCAAGCACAAGCTATTGCCCGTACTTACATGCAGAACATCCTGCGTTACGACGGCGGATGGGAGCGTGTTAGCGGTGGTATTACACAGGCACAGCTAGATGACCTCAAACGGTTCTTAGGCTCTAACGACAAGGTAGCTAACAAAGACATCGAAATAATTGAAAAGATGTTAGCGCCGGGGGCTAAGGGCAGCGGTTCAAACCTGTCTCGTAGGCTGGACCTAGACGAAACATTTGAACTGAACGGATACAGGATGGAGGACCTGTTCGAGAGCAACGCGGCTGCGGGCATGGATCAGTACCTTCGTGTGATGACAGGAAGAGTACAAGCAGCAAAACTGCTAGGTGTCCGTTCAGACGAAGACTTTGAACAGCTTATGCGTAATGCCGCGCAAGAAGCTGCCGCCCTGCCCCAAAACCAACAGGCAAGAGCGCAACGCGACATTAGAAAAGCTAGGGTTTTGTATCGTCACTTAACAGGCAAACCTATGGATGAGCGTGTAGGCTTACCGGGTAATAGCCTAGAAGACACAGCTTTCCGCCTTATCCAAGACTACAACTACATGCGGGTTATGAACCAAGTCGGTTTCGCTCAGTTTGCAGAAGTAGGTAACACATTAGCGTTTGCGGGGTGGCGGGCGACCCTTCGGTCAGTTCCTGCACTGCGTAGGATGATCCGTGATATTGAAACAGGGCAGATACAAAACAACGACATCATCCGTGATTTAGAGGCTATGAACGGCATCGGGGCAGAGTACATCCGTTACCAAACAGTTGCCTCTAGGTACACAGGAGCGTCCGAAGAAGTTCTTGGTCATCATATGTCGGACAGGCAACGAAAGGTTCTTGACCTAGCCACCAGAGGTAAGCGCGTCACGTCTCTGTACTCTGGAATGACGCCTATAACTACCGGCCTGCAAAGGCTGTCAGCCAGCGCGTTTATTCAAAAAATGGCTTCGATACAAAGTAAAGCCCTAAAAGAAAAGGACTATATAAGGTTCAGAGAACTAGGATGGACTGACGAAACAACAAACGCAATCAGGGACCAGTTAAAGAAGGCAACGTACACAGACAACGGTCGGATATCCCAACTGAACATGGATCAGTGGGACCCTAAAGTGCGGGAAGACTTTGCGAACGGGCTGTCTCGGTGGACGTACAGGGTTATTCAAGAGAACGACCCCGGCTCTTTAGGCTACTTTATGACCCAAAGAGTTGGGAAGATTATAACGCAGTTTAGAACTTTCATGCTGGTCGCTCATGCCAAGCAGTTCTTACAC